GGGAAGGTCGTGTCAACGGGCGCAAGTTGCAGGTCGTGGAAGTACGGTTGGTTCTTGTAGCGTAGTTCGGCTTGCTGGAAGAACAGGGCATCGGTAGGGACATCGTCCGTCCGAATGCCAAGGCCGATTTTGTCCTTGACCGAGAACTTGACCCCGTTAAACGGGTCACCTTCCTCTTGCTCGTACATATAGGTCTTTTCGGGCAGGTCATACCAAAGTTCCCGCATACGCAGGAGCGTGTCATCGGGTAAGGCCGAAAGGTCAAGGTCGGGGTCCGTGACGATGTAGTCGGGGTAGCCCATGTCAAACAACTGCTGCGGGATTTGGGCCTGCCATGCTACGAGGTGACCGAAGTTGCCACCCGTGCGGATTACTGCGACATCGTTGGCTTCCAATTTCAACTGCTCGTACCATTCCAGCGTGGGGCCGTAGGTGGAATCGTTGTCCACGATTAGGATGGGTCCAACCCCAGGCATCCGCATCAGTTTCTTGACCATCGCCTTCGGCCAAGTGTAGAGGTTGAAGTTGGTGATGATGACGGGGATTTTGGCCATGGCTAAAATGTGATGACGAACTTATCGGGACCTGGCCATCCCTTGCAGGAGTTATAGACGGTCATGCCTTCACGCTTCCCAATCCAATGCTCTGCCTGCCAGCGGTGTTCCCTTACGGGTTCTCCGAGTTCCCGAATGTGGGATGACTTGGCCCACCAAAAAGTCCCCGCAAAGTAGGGGTAACCGTCGGGGTTGTTGTGGTCTGCGATTTGGGGAAACTCTTCCTTGGTCAGCCAGTAGGCTCCGACGCAGTCCACATTGGCGAGTTCTGCAATGGCCCGTTCCCAAGCGACGATGTTAAAAAACACCATGGACCTGCACCAAAGTTGGTTGATGAGGCTGGGGTCGGAACTGCCCTTGGTGTGGGCGTACAGGTAGGCGGCCTCTTCGGTTTGGGATGCCTTGTACATCTCGGTGAGGGTGGCTTGCTCCCAAGCATTGGTGCGGGTGACTACCACCTTAATCTTTGGCGCCACGAGCGAGTTGTCCAAGATTTCCTTGACCGCCTTCCGCTGGTCGGGAGGGCCGACGATGCCGACACGAATTTCGTCCAACTGTTCTATCAGCCCGTAATTGCAGAGGGCCATCATGTGCTGGTGCATGATGAGTTGCCATTGCCCGCCTCCGCCGCAATAGATGTGGTAGTAGTGTACGAGTTTCATAATATGGAAACAATTGCAAAAATCAAGACCAATAAGAGGAAGAATCTGCCAAAAATCAAAAGCAAATCAATGATGGATTCAAGGTTCATGCCCCAAAGTTACACCACAAGATACTTCCCCGAATTGCTGACGGCCAATTTGTTGAGGGCCACATAGCGTAGCGCATCGCAGGCGTGGTTGTAGGAGTCAATTGGGACCCCCGTGTCCTTGCCGTCCTTGTCGGTGGCCCAAGTGTAACTGCGGAGTTCTTTTATCAAGTTGACCGAATCCTTGGTCACATGAAGGTTGAACCGCTTCACGATGTCAATCCCCTGCCTGACTGAATCGGGTCCCTTGGATGCGGGCTTGATATTGAATCCGAGGCGGTAGATTTCCTCAATGCTCTTCGGTTCTGCAGAATCGGCCACAATCTCCCACGCCCTTGTAATGCCGAACTCTTTCAGTCGGACGGCGATGTCGGAGTTGGTCAGCCCCCGATGGTAGAGCAGTTCGTGAATAAACAAGTCATCACCCCTGCGGTAAACTGCGACCAAGGCCGTAGGGTCGTTGCTGAACCCCCAGTCAAGCCCGTAGGCGACGAATTTCATCGTGGATGGGTCAATACCCTCAACCACCGTGTAATCCCCGTATATTGCCCCTTGGAGCGTCCCGACTTGACCCAACCCATACACCTTCCACCAGTTGGCCCAATAGGCGGAGGTTTCGGCTTTGTCTCGGTTTCGTTCTATATCGTATCGTATCGTATCAGGTAGCGCTTCGTTATCCTGGTAAGTTAGGATAAGGAACTCCGCATCCTTTTCGGGCAAGACCTCGGTGTGCGCCCAAAATTCGTGGGTGGGGTTGAAGTCAATGTAAATCTCCTGACTTGTACGAATCGCCAACTGGTAGTAGGAATCGAAGTCGATGTTGTTCGCCTCGTTGATGTACAGTACCTGCCTCCTTGCTCCTCGGAGGCGGGCTTCCGAATCAGCAGAGAAGAACTCAATCGTGGACCCGTTGGCGAAGTTGTACTGCAGGAGGGTCTTGTTCCAGCGGTCGGGAACCCAACGATGGGTCCATTGCATAATCTTGGCGAAGTCCTTGATGGCCCCCCGTCGTAGGTGAGGGACGGATTCGGACACCACGGATATTTCCGACTTAGGAAACCGAGCGGCGTGGTCAATGAGGACCGCCAATATTGCAAGTGTTTTTCCTCCCCCGCCCGTTAAAGCGGGGGCAAGCATCCAGCAGATGTCCCGCCCTGAATTACCTTCTTTCGGGCAGTCATCCGCCGTATTCGGCTGATTGCTGATGTGTACTTAAAGTCCATCTCCAAATAATGGCTGCTCGATGGTTACGCTGGTCTCCTGTTTTTCCACCAAGCCGTTCAACCGCTGCGTGATGGAGGGGTTGTAAATGCCCGCCATGCCTCCCTTGATTTGGTCGGCTCGGATGGCTTCCTTTATGCGTGAGCAGATTGCGGAAAAATCATCGTATGCTCCTCCCCTGTTGTTAAAATAGTCCCTCCCCCCATCAGCAATACCCTTGTCCCAAAGGTGCAATTTAAACCCCTCCATGGTCAATGGGGCTTCTTTTTCCCGAAAGACCTCCACGGCTTTGGGGCCAATCCAATCTTTTACAAGGATGGGTTGTTTCTTTGTATTGACGCAATACTCGCTGAACTCATCCCATAGTTCTTGGGGGGTCGCAAATACCCGTGGCCTTCCTGCTCCCATCAGTACTCAATTTTGTCAATGAGTTCGTCAATCTTGTCCACGATTTTCATCTTGACGGCAAAAGCGTTGGGCGAGTTGGATTCCTCCACCGCTCCGATGCAGTCGCAGAGAGTGGTAATGACCATCATCAGCGAATCCATGCGGGCTTGCACTTGGGCCTCATCGTTGGGGGCTTTAGTCGAGTTCGCCAAGTTCCCGTAGTTTATTTCGTGACCAGCCAAGGGCCGCTTTGCCACCCCATAGCAGGTAACTGATGTAACCGCAGTCGCTGGTGGAATCTGCGTTGTCGTAGTAGGTTTCTGCCCGTGAAAGGTAGGAGTGCATCCGTTTAACCGTTTCAAGGGAAATCCCCTCACCGTTGGCGAGTTGCTGCGCTCGGACCTTGCCCGTTTGGGTAGCGCACTTGTTGCCGTTGCGCTCGTTGAGTTCAATGCCCCGCTTGGCGTTGTTGCGCACGCCTTCGCCATAGTCGGCGTAGGTTTGGAACTGGTCACGGGTTGGGGTTGTTGATGGCATGGGTAACGGTGTGGTGGTTGGCTTCGGCAAACTGGTCCGCCTCTTGGTAAATGTATTGAAGGGCTGATTTTACGCAGTCAGCGCACCACCAATTCGTATTGGGTCGTCCGTTGGCAACGAGGACGGTCTGCAAGTCATGGACCGCTTCGGGGGAGAGCCGCATGAACAGGGCCGCTTGGTACTGCTCCCAATAGTGGCGGTGCTTTTGGGCAAGGACAAACTCGTCTTGGGTCATCGGTTGGTGACTTGGAGGATGACAACGGTCAACCCCGCAGAGGCGAGTCCGTAAACGGGAGCGAGGACCCATCCGCAGGTGGACCAGGTGAGCAGGACCGCAACCCAAAAAGTCAGGCAGGTGACGCAGGAGAATGGCTTGTGACGGGCCAACCAGGTCTTGTACCAAGCCTGCGGGAGGATATGGTACTCCGCAATAGCAAGGGCGGTCAAACTACTTATCAGTAGGGGAAATATCAGCGTGTCCATGGGATTGAATGGCGGCCTTGATTTTGGCCTTGGCTTGGTCTATTGAGTAAATGATTGAGCGATACGGGATGCCCGTGTCACGGGACAACTTCTTCATGTTTCCCGTCCGCAGGTGCAGACGCAGTAACTCCTTGTCATAAGGGAACGCCCCGTCCTTGGCCCAAGTGTCCATCTCTGCTTCGGCAATGGCCCACAGGTCGTCCATGAGGGAATCGTACTCCGCTTGGGGAATAGGGGAATCGGGGTCCAGTTCTTCCAGCAAGTCGTGGTGGCGGTACTTTTGGGCGAATTGGTTGTTCTTGCCTCGGTAGAGGTTCAGCAGCAACCGCACCACATAGAACTTGAAGTACCCCTGCGACTGGATTTGCAGGATTTTGGCGGGGTCTTTCTCCAGCAGAATCAGCACGCACTCCTGCTCCAAGTCACGCCAAAGCGGGTCGCCCCCCGTGATGGTGAGGCACGCCTTTCGGATTTCGCCCGTGCGGTAGAGGTCCAGTATCGTTTGTTCTGCGGATGCCATGCACAAAGATTGCAAAAAAAAGGGGTCAGCGGTTAGGCCGACCCCTTGGGTGTGATAGCAGTTTCGGGCTATTCGGTGGGCGGAAGTAGCAGAGTGTCAGTGATATATGCCCCCTCAGCGGTCTGCAAATACTCTTGGGCATTGTTGAAAACTTGCCTGCGAAGGTAACGGAGTTGGGGCTTCGCCTTGCAGTCGTTGTGGAAGGATTCCAAGTTTATAATAATTGTGCTATAGTGGCGGTTCAGTTCCTTGCCGATAGCCATATAGGTAAACAGGTACTCGTTGTAGGCGATGTCGGCAACGATGTTGCGGGCGATGACGCAGGGCCGTTCCCTTGACGGGGACCGCACCTGGTCGGGCGTGATGCCGAAAACCATTGCGGTGGTGTCAACTAAATGGTGGATGAGGGCTGGTGTCATGGCTTAAACGATTTCGGGAATGGGCATCCAATAAAGGACTTCGCTGGTGAACCAGGAGTGTTCCTCGCAGTACCACTTATTGGTTTCAAATTCATACCAAGCCACAACTTGCATTCCTTCAAAATCAGTAATCAGCACGGGTTCGCCCTCTTTGGGCATTTGGTCTTGGGGTCTTATCCAGGGCATAGGGTTAGGGGT